GCCTAAGAGTTTCAGGTCGAAATATGTGCCGTATTTGTCGGATATTGGTTTCATGGTGTGTGTTTAAATAGAGCGCAGTTTGTTGATTATCAATGTGTGTATTGCGTGTATTTGGGAGTTACCTGCAAGTGCTACGATAGTTCTACTATTGAACATTTGTGGGAGAAAATTTAAAAAGTTTTTCCACCGATTTCTTACTACCTGTATCTTGGGTCAAAGAACTTACTATCTCCTTTTGCCAAACACACTCAAAATCATTAGGTGCATTATATTCAGATACAAATATGATGTGTCCTTTACTTGCCATATCTCTACACCATTGCCAAAAAACAACGTGATTAAAGTCGTCTTTGTATTTGGTTGTTCCCTCATAAGGTGGGTCACAATAAATCAAACTATTATCAGGTATTTGTAAATATAAATAACTTTCGTTCACTAATCTTACGCCTTGCAATAGTGGGCTTTGATTTATTGCATTTTTATAACTTTCGGTTACATAATCACGTTTGTTTAATCCATCTCTACGCCATCCACCAAGCCATTTACCACCATAAGAAAACGCAAATCCTGCATAACCTTTGTATTTATAATCATCGCTTTTTCTTAAAGCCTTGTAATCAGCTTCAGTAAATTGGCTGTTGTTTTTTGGCAAGTCCACCACACAATCTCTAATGGCAATTAAAGCATCAATTAAATAGTGGTTAATGTCTGCACCTATTCTTTTGCCTTGCACCTTATCAATCATATTTGCCCCACCAACAAAAGGCTCTACCCAAGTTCTTTGCCCTCGTTCTTTTAGCATTATCGGCAGTATTTCTTTTGCTATCCGATTTTTACTTCCCATATATTTCATACTCTAAAACTTTTTAAATTTTCTTTTTGTGTTTCAAATAAACATTCTCCTAAATTAACCGCACCAGCAGGTAACAGCGTATATAAGAAATGGCACACAAACATTTGTGCTAAATTTCAACATTCTACAAGTGCCACTTCTCATATACGCAAAACGTTAGGTGCAATGCCAGCGGACACCCTAAAACATTCGTAATTGGCTGACAAAATCTTTAAAACGCTTTTCTTGTGATTCATAATAATCTTTATCTATTTCAAATCCTGTAAAGGCAAAATGCAATTCATTACACGCCAATCTAATTGAACCACTCCCCAAATGAGTATCTAAAATCAAATTACCTTCCACCGCAAATTCTTTTAATAGCCATTTATAAAGTTTTAATGGCTTTTGAGTTGGATGAATTTTGCCATTTGTGTCTTCCCAATTTGAAGCTGAGCCAGTCCAATGTATTTTTTTTATTTTCATTGGCTTATTAAAAGAAGTCCAAGCCATTTCACCATCAGCAAATCCACTTTCTCCATTATTTTTATCCCATACTATCCAGCCTTTTGTTAATGGCAATTCAAAATAATTTCCACCCCACACTATTTGATTTTTAGATACCCTAAACAACTGCTCCCAATATTCTGCTGTTGGCGTTTCATTATCCCAATTTTTGCCTTTACTCCATTTCTTTTTTGAATTGTTGCCCATTTGCATTTCACTTGCTCCAATTCCGTAAGGTGGGTCAACAATAGCAAGGTCAAAGTAGTTATCAGAAAATCGTTTTAAACCCTCTACACAATCCTCATTATACACCACAGAAGGCACTGCACCTAACACGGTATTGGCAAAATTGCCGTTCTGTTTTTCAATTAAACTTTCGTCCATAATTTCAACTTTTGTTTTTCAATTTAGCTTTCGGTTCGGCAACTTCGCCAATACCCATACGTTACCTGCCATTTAGGACAGCGTTCAACCCATTGTACAGGCGGACGAATTTTGTTCGTTGTTCTTGCTCGGTTATTAAATGAACGTATTTGTGTGCGACAGCTTTACGACTTTCATCCCACCAAATACGAGCCTTATCAACACCTTTGACAAAAAAGTGTGTAGGATGTTTTCGCCATTGAATTAATTCGCCTTTTTCTACAAGTTCCAAAATTTCTTTCGGTATAAAGTTTTCATTTTGATAATTGACCCCATTTATGCGACCTTCTTCAAACTCGATGGCGGATTTTGTTTTTTCAATGCTTTCTTTCAAAGTACGAATTGCATTGTTTTGTTTTTCCCATTTATTCAAAGTGGCTTGACCGTTACGTTTATCATTTAACGGCTGACCATTTGCCTGCTTGACGGTTGCAAAATGTTCATCAAATCTGCGTTGTAATTCTTGCTCTTTTTTGGCAAGTGACTGTTTTAAAATTTCAAGTTTTTTGCTCATAATTGACAAATAAACGGCAGGTAACATCGGTTTTGCAATAGTGGGGCTGACGTGCAAAATTCAACATTAGTGCCTTGATTAAACAATAGTAATAAATTCAACTTTTCGGCTTTGATTTCCCCACCATCGCAAAGCCGTACAACGCTATAAGCTATTTTGGCAACACTCGTAACCAAGATGCCAATAGTTGTGATATGGGTTTTTTGGTTGCTGATTTTTAATTCTTGGCTCATAAGGACAATCTTTACTGCTTAATCCATTCTGTTTTGCTTCCCATCCTTTTTGAAATGCCATTCGTTTTCCTTTGCATTTTTTAGGTATTACAAAGTAGCTGTGATGTTTAGAAAAACAGCTTATAACAGCACCTACCAAAAAGGCGGGGCTTTCCGCTTCGTTTAAAGCATTTGTGCTTAATTTATCTTTCATCTTTCTAATTAAATTTTGTGGTTAAAATCCCGCCCTTCTGGTAGCTGCAACTCGTTAGCGGTCAGGCTAAGACACCAACTACGCATCAGACAGTTTTTTAATTGAAGCCTTGTAAGCATCGTCAAATACTTCCTTACATTTGCTGTAAGTTGCAAGCAGATAATTATAAGTTGCATACTTCATTTCATCTTGAATTGGCATATCTGAACCATCATTTGTTTCGTCTGTGCAAGGATATTTTGCATCAAAGTATTCTTTGAAAACTTGCAACGTAGGCACTAATGCTTGTGCTTCAATTTTGATAATAATTTCACTCATTTTATTTGTTTTAAACTTTGGACTTCTAAAAGCGGAGAAGCCCGAACCGCTAACAAGGGTTTGTAGCAATAGGGCAAATTTGCTGTCCACAATCAATTCCAACAAACATCCCTTACCATCATCTTCCTGTCAATCAAGCCCTCATAATGCCTTAGCAGTCCTGTTGCGGCCTTGTGCGTCATTGTGCCGTCATTAACCGCTTGTGATACTAATGCGCTTATCTGATTAAACAAGTCCGCTACCTTAGTCGTATCAATGACTGGTTTGTTTAGTTGGATGTTTAGGTCTATTTCGATGGATTTGAGCATGGTGGTTATTTTCTTTTGTTTACACCTTGATTTCGGTTTTTATTAATCATTTTAGAATTACCTCTATTTTCTTGCACCCAGCCCTGATATACTTTTGTCTTTTTTTCCATGTTGCGAATGCCAATGTATTGGTGCAGATTTTCTTTTGATTTGGCCTTATTTTCTTCATAAATCTCGTCAATCATTTTACATATATTTTGGTAATATTTCATGTAATCTTTCCCCGGCTTAGTTATTTCCCTGTCTTTGGTTATCTTTAATATGCCCTTTACTTCGTCGGTGAAATCTATCTTCCCGAGTCGATAATACATTTGGATTAAAACAGAATGTTTTTCCATGTTTATCAATTCCTGAACAGAAAGCAACGGGTAATTGCCAAACCCAATAATGGACTTTAATGCCATTTTTCGTAAAAGCAAATTAGACATGGTTAAATCAATATAATTTTAAAATCTCGTTGGGTGAATTCGTATGATTGGCCACCCGTTATTATTTCAAATTCTGATTGTGTAATTTTTTGGTCATCATCTACTCTAATTGGGTCGTTCCAATTATCCCCGTCTGTAATGCATGATAGTATTACTACATTGTTATCCCCTCCCCGATTTATAATATAAGGGTCTTTGTTTTTACGCAAAAAAGTATCTCCTACTGTGTAAGTCTCTTCTTGTTGCGGCTGTTCTTGATGCGGTTCAAATTTGATTGCCATATTTTTTTATTTTGGTTGATGTGATAAATACATATTTATTTGTGAAGGAGTGGCACGCCTCCATCCTTTGCCCGTTGCTACTTTGATTGCTGGGTGCGTAGTGGATACTTTAATGCACTTCCCATTGCTGAATTCAAATGGATAACTTACCCGCTTTTCGGATATACACTCTCTGAAAAATTTGCCATTGATGTTTACCGCTTTGTTTGGTTGTTCTGTTTTTGTAATCATGTTTTTTTATTTTAATTGTTATTTAAAAAATCTTCGTCAGTTGTTACGTCGGTGTATGTACACAGCACGATTGCTGCGTACATAGTTACCAATACGATTGTTGTTATGATGATCGCTTCCATTACTCAGGGTTATTATTTTCGTCATAAAAACGGACTTCATCAGCATACAGGTCAGCAATTGGAGCAAGCAGGTTAGTCGCTTGAGTGATGAATGTTCGCGCCCTTTCTGTTGCTGATCGAAATGCCGGGTAAAATTCGCGAAAGGTAATCTTTTTGGATACAGATAATTCGGCTCTGGTTCCGTGACCGAATCCGATGTATCTCATCTCTTGAAAATCGTCGATTAAAATAATTTGGTCCTCGGATAATACAGCGTAGTAGCATGATTTGTTCATGAAAAATGCCGGCAATTCGATTTCAACTTCTGCTTCGGACGTTACCGTGGTTTTGATTGTTACTTTCATGGTTTGTTGTTGTTTGAGTTGTAAAGATATAACCATATTTGACTCTACCAAATTATTTTTCAACTTTATTTTTAATAATTATAATTTGATTTCCCCGAAGGCCTTGATAATCTTCTCCAATGTCTTAGCCGTTGGGCTATGATGACCGCCTTCCATGCGGGTAATTAGCCAACGTGTTACCCCGGCTTCATCTGCCAACTTCTGCTGCGACCAGCCTTTTTTAATTCGTTCTGCTTTGATAATTTCTACGATCATTCGGCAAATATAGTTATATTTATATAATTAAACAAGCTATTCCCGCATAAAAAAACCACCTCTGCAAAGGTGGGCGTAATCAATGTAGGTAGTTACTGAGGCAAAGGTAAATAAAAACCCCTTACATAAAGGGGCTTTAAGCAATTACTTCTTCATGATGCAAAATTTTGATAGTGAAAGAATGTTACGTTGTGTATGTATATCTAAATGAATTCAAATATACAACGAATTTTAGAACCCGCAAAAAAGAATAAATAAAAAAAACATCGAGCGGCAACCCGATGTTTTAATAGATAAAATAAGAAATGAGGCCACAAAGGTAAACCAAGTTCCCCAAATTACCAAACCCCCACCATAGACATGGCAGGGGCTTCTGTTTATTCAACCTTAAACCTACTTTAGATATTTTTGTATTCGGATTTAGCATCGAATGAGGGGCATGCCTTCTTTACTTTAGGGAAATCCCGATGCCCTTGTATAATAGCTGTCGGGTATAACCTCCTTAATGCCTTCAAAAGTTCAACAATAGCTTTCTTTTGCGCTGTAGTTCTTGTATCCTTTGCAACCTGATTGGCATTAACCCCACCGACATAAGATAAGCCTATGCTGTTTGAGTTATAGCCTTGCACATGGCTTGGAACCTTGTTAACGTCTCGACCTGTCTGAATCGTGCCGTCTAACTTTATGAGGTAATTATACCCGATTTCAGACCAGCCGATTTTTCTATGCCATGAATCCACATCTTTTGCATCGAAGTCATAAGCAGGATTTGTCGCAGTGCAATGAACAACGATATATTTGATGGGCCTTGTGCTTTTTTTGAGCATCAATAAATTAGTTGTTGGAAATGAATTTGCCATAGTTTATATATTATACTTTAAAATCAAATAATTGCCCTTTAATCGTTTACCGTCCGGTTCAGGCATTGGGTACATGCCATTCGGTAGAATGATAAAGCAAGCCCCTTTACGCACTGATACGGCATACTCATTCGATGCGGACCTAACCGCATCTAAGATGTTATTGAGCCTCATTGGTAGGTATTTTTCTGTCAGGAATCAAACGACCTAATAAGTGCATAATTGACCAACTCTTAGAGGTTGGAACCAAACGTACAATGACCTCATAAATAGCGATTGCAGCCGTTGTAATTGGCTCCCAATGCTCCTGGATTAAATTAATGATGTGCATGATTATTTATTTTGTTTTGTGAAGAATCGTTTTATCGATGTCATAACCGCATCAATGATTGGGTCAACCCATAATACAACCCTAAGCGTAATCGGCTCAATGACGATGGGTGCAAAGCCACAGATAACGGCCTTTTGATAATCCGGCAATTCAGTGCCGCCAACAACGTACCATGCCAATGTGCCAGCTATGCCGGAAATCAGGACCAATAACCAACATTGAGTAGGTGTAACCCTTTTAGCCTGTCTGCGGACCATGTATATCTTAGTGGTCACACCAAACAAGATGGACATAATGCCCAAAATATTTTTCATGATGAAGCTAATCACCACTTCAATGAGGTCATAAATGCTATTCGTTTGCTGGTGGTCCATCCTTAACCTGATTGTATAATGTGTGAAGATTAAGCGCTGTAAAAAAAGCCAATACACACGCAAATATTTTTTCGTTTAGTTCAAATTTATAAGGATCCCCGAAAAATTCATCATACAAATTATTTAGCGAGGCAATGAACACACAACCGGCCAAAATGCGAAGTAACGCATCCGGCCAGTATGCGACCAATAGAAGTGCTGTAATGATGGCAATAAACCCTGCCATTAAGTGCGTAAAGTAAAACCCATCATGGTCATTGTACGCATAAACAGAAGAAGCTAAGGCCACCAACATAGCAGCAGTCTTCGCACTTCGATTTAGATTAAACTCCAACCTCATTATTTGTGTGGTCGGGTTGCAGGACGTGAACCAATTAACTCGTGACAAATCATTGCTTTGCTCTGAAATTCAACGGTTCCGTCGAAATCATCGTTGACATTGATTTGATGTTCAGCGTCCGAATACAGACACTCTACATCTAAGACATCCGCAACAGGATTATCGCAAACTGCTTCGCCTAAATCTTCGGGCGTTAAGTCAGTGTACTCATTACCTGTCGAGATGTAGGACTTAGCCAGTCCGTCCGCGTGTCTTACCGTAACGATCTGTAACGGTTCGCCATCTGTTAATTGTTTGAACGTGTTTGTTGCCATGATATATATTGGGTTTTTGGTGACGTGTTAAAGTGTGATTAAATCCCTGACTTGACGGTAAAGCAGATATGTTGTTGCTTTCTCGTGAGCAGAACCGTTTACTTCGATTACATTATCCTTTGTAAAATCTTTTGTCTCGATACCATCTATAGACCGCAGTTTGAAAAAACCACCATCCGTTGTCGGGGTAAATAATATACTCGTATATAAACGAGATGAATTGCTGCCCTGTGCATCTATTGTCGCTCCTCCATTGTCGCACTCATCTATCTGAAGCCATTGCTTGCTGTCTAAACTTGAAATTGGGGTGATGTTGTAAAATGCCATTTGTTTTGATTTTTATAGTTTATAATAATTTTATCTTGCTGTTGTGAATTCGATGTCACATAGTTTGTAATCCTGCCAAAATGTACGCGCTGTGGTACCGACTGATTTGATTATAACTGCCGAACACCCCATTTCCCGACCTGCTGCGGTTGGTATGTTTGTGCTATGAGTCGCTACGGTCGTGCCGTTAATCTTAAACACTACTTCCGTCGCATCTGCGTTGATTTCAATTCGTAGTTTAACCCATGTAGCGGCTGCGACTGCGATAGTCGTGTCGGTGTAAGTCCTTGTGCTGTTGTTGGCTGTTAATGCCCTCCAATTAGCAGAAGCACCTGCACCTGTTGATACGCCACCCTCATCATATAAGAAGCAGACTGCGTTTGCCTGAGTAGCTGCGGTGATTAATCCCATGAACCCGACCAACAACTGATAGCGATTCGTGCCGTCTGATAATGTCGGCACATACACATCGGACTCATAAACATAAGTACCACCGCTCAAACGAAATGCAACTGTGTTGGTCGTGTGTGCACAACGGCCTGTTGCAGTTGTGCCTGTTGAGAACTGAATCACCCCTACCCTGCCAGCGTTTGGAACGGTTATGCCTGATGCAGCGGCACCTGTTCCCGATGCCGATACAATGAACGGTGAACCTGTTGTGCCTGGTAACACGGTCAAGTCACTGAACAACGTCACGCGCTTAGTCGGATCGTATGGCTTGACCTCCCAAACAGAACCGGAACTGCTTACAACGATGTCACCTTTGTCACCGTCGGTTACTCCCGACCCGCTTACCGTTGTTGCTGTTCTTACCGCCGCCAATGTATCTGCATAGTTTTCTGTGACCTCAATAACCGTTGAGCGATACATGGTAAGCGTTGCACTGCTCCCGTTTTCCTCCACTCGTTGTACTTGATAGCAGTTCACATAGATGTCGCTGTATTCCGCGTGTCCAAACTCATGAAACCCGCCTCCACTTGTTGCTGTTTTAAAGTCCGCATAGGTTGTATCATCTACAATGGTTTCCGCATCATTTGGGAATGATTCTAATGCCCGAACAGCATCTAACCGCGATCGGTCAAATGCGATAATAGTACTTCCGGCTTCACCCTCGCGAGCGTAGTTGATGAAATCAGTATTGATTGAGTATTCAACGGAATTTATTGTAATCGAAGCAATCATTAGTCTGTCGTAATTGTTACGGTTTGTTCTAATGTGCCTCTTATGGACTGCATGCCCTCCGATTGTGCCGGAGGCGCTGCCGGGCTTTGTGAACTCATATCATAGTCACTACTTGCTATTATAGTGCCGTTTAAGTTCGCGGTGTAAAGATAACGCAAAATTTGATTTACAGCAATGGTTGTCAACTTATTAGCGCTGACATCAAACACAATGGCCTGAGTCGTGTACATCCAAATGTTATCTCTTATGGATTTCAGGTTTTTCCCCGTCAATGTGAAACTTGTCATTGATGGTGGCAACTCCCCACCAATGTACATAAATACGTCCTCTGATGGAGTGAAATCAATATCTTCTGCATCACTTACATAAATACGGGCTGTGTACTGCTTTTGGCTTGAGTAAGACTTTGTGGGTGTTACGGTCCCTGAATATGCTGTTAAATTAACTTGTGTTCCATCACCCCAAACAACCGCGTAATTCTTAGAAGCTATGCTAATTAGGTCGAATTCTAAGGTGTTATCCGTTCCGACTACGTTTACACCAACCTCAATACAATATGGCAATATATTGGCTGCGGTGAGTTGATAAGTACCTGATATTGTTTCTCCCAATGCCTTTGAATAATACAAGTATCCGTCATCTGCTATCGAAAAGAACCCATCAAGATTTACGATATTACGATGCACTAAATTATTGAGATAGTCAACGAAATTGGCCGCGCCCGTGAACCCTTGCTCCATTGTGACAGCAGAGCCGGCTAATGTGATTGTCTTAATGTAGAATTGGCTTGTAGTTGGTAGCTGTGCAATGCTTATAGATTGTATGTCATCAATTACGACACTATCATAATTGTATCGCTCCCGCATGTTGATAGTATAATTGGGCAAAGGATTATTTTTAACCCTTTCAGCCTCAAACTTTGCATTTTCGATTCGTGTTAGGTAAATGCCATCAATATCGAATGAGTCACAAATAGAAGCGCGGTTAATCTTATCCGCTATCCACTCCGGTGATTTATAGATTGTAATTTGATACGTCCTATTTGCCTTACCGCTAATCAATTCAAGATTATTCGGCTGGTCCTCATAGATATGGAAGTTAGCATCAGGTGTCATCTCACCTATGAATCCATGCACCCGCAAAAGGAAGTTCATGTTATTGTTGAACTTTACATTTTGCACGTTATATGAATTGCTATACTTGATAAGCATAGACCTCTCATGTGTTTGTTTGATGTGTATAGGCTCACTAATCGCAAACACATCCGCTCCCGATTGCAAGTGCTGTATTTGGATGAAGTAAACACCCTCAGGTATTACCGCGCAACCAATAAAGCATTCATAAACTTTAAGTCCGTCAAATGTGCCTGTGATTTGGCTATGCGTTTGCGTTGCATAAGTCCGGCCTTCGCAATCCAATAAACGCACAACATAATTACCGCTTGTTGCATCACTCCCCGACCATTGGAATTTAATAACATCCGATTGTTGATAGGGTTGCAAGTACTTTTCTTGATCCACCCAATCGCGTAACATCCTTGATAGGAAATCAGAATCAAATTGTTTGTTTTGCCATGATGGGTTAAACACGCCCAATAATATTGAGCCTGTGGATGTATTATAGGTAATGTCAGATTGCAGGAAGAATCTAACAGGGTTTAAGTGAGGAAATTCAAAAATATTTGCCATGTTTATTTAATCAAGTTTGAAAAATCTGTGTCCGTCATTGCAATGAGTTCAAATTCACCCTTTTGCCGTTCTGCTACCTTCTCGCTCATTTGTAAGATGTAGCCATAGTACGAATCACCCAACCAACGGAACGCAACAAAGCCGTACGGGTCTGTGTTAATTGTTGATAGAAGATTCACAGGAGTTTTTGCTGTAACCTTAAACAGAAACGGTGCAAAATACGCATTTGCGGACGTAGATAAGTCGTTAATGTTTTCGTCTAAGGATTCATCTATTACCGTTGGTACTATGCCTTCTGATGTAATCAATCTCACGTTACCGGATGTGTTTTTACCGGTTGTGATTAGCTTCAAATCTTCGCTACCTTGATGAAACAATATAGACCGCAAAAATCGCCCGTTACGATATAGCATCCTCTTAGGGGTAAAGAAGATATTGAACGCCTTATCCTGATTTGTGTAATTGCCATTAACATCAATGAAGATATTATCTAACTCCCAATATGAAGCACCCGGCGTTAAGTTGATAGGCTTTCGGTAAAGATTATAGTAATTAGTCGTTACCCCGTTTAAATCAAATGTCCCCGCAACTGCCGACGTATCCACATCAATAAAAAACGCATCATTATCAGCCTCAGAATCAGCTTGCTTCTTATCTGTAAGGTTGGCAATGGTCAGCACTATGCCGAACATATCCGAGCGAATATCACTAACCATGTCACGAGTTGCAATGACCTTTTGAAGTGGTGAAGAAAATTCGGATGTTACGTTATACTCTTCTTTGCCATTGACTTCATCATACACATTATTTGGACTACCTATCTTGAGTGTGCTAAAGTTCAACTCTTTTAATGGCATTACTTCCAACTTTGCCACTTCACCCAAATCCAATATCTGTGTGCTGTTATCGTAGGCTGTTTCTTTTGCATCCAACGTCAATTCATCTGCTGTTTTGTCGTACTTCAAACAGAGGTCTAAATGATAATCAAGTGACCGGAATAACTTGTTGAATGATAGCTTTAGCTGCGACTCAGATAATCGCCTAAGCGCATCGCCTGAAGTGATATGTATTTGAGGATGTGTCGTATCCAATACATCAACAACCGATGTCGTTGTGCCGTTGTCGGTTATCTTATCCATGATGCCCTCAAACACCCTACCAGCAGGAAGTACTGGCACATAAGCATCCGGCACGAAGTTTTGGAATTGTGCCTCAAGTTCAAGCGAAAAAATGTGAAACTTATGGCCGAAGGTTCCGTTTGTGTAAAAGAAACTAAGCCATAAACATTCATTAGGTGCAAGGCTATACACATGATCAAATTCAAGTCGTTCAACTCCCGATGTCCCTGCAGCATAGGTAATGCCGTCAATCAATGCATGGTCTTGTATAATGGTCGATGTGCCATAAGCCGCCCGAAAGGTCCTTACCCTACATTGAGCCGTTGCGCCTGCATCTGCAATCGTACCAATGACTAACGTGCCCTTTATCTTGACTTCATAAGTAGTTGACGGGCTTGTGTTTCGCAGATAGTACTTATCGGCCATTGATAGCGATATAGCACTAATCCATGCCTGCTGAAAGCATTGAGAAAATGTGCCGATATAATCATTGCCTTTATTTTCAATATCCCCGCTGCTATAACCATCTGTGATATAAGGGAGCAATGTAGGCATGTTAACGCCATTGGCTGCATCATATAACGGTGAGCCTGAATCGTCCTGTGGCTGTTCAAGACCTGTGAACTTCATGTAGCACCACAGGGGAGGCCCTCCGTCAATCTTTACCCAAACAACATCTGCGTTTGATTCAACTGGTATTTCATAGTCATTCTCTTCGCGCGCTTGAAACTTAGTCATAAACCCACCGTCACGCATTGCACATTGGCAATCATCTTCGTAATCTGTAAATGTTGCGAAATCGAATTCCCCGTAATAGAATGCAGAATATGTATAATCTGATTCATTTAGCTTCTCGATATACAACTCCATGACCGCCTCAGTTCCTTGTGTGTAGAACTTTTGGCGAAGTATCTTTCTCGCGTCACGCTCAAATCGTAATGGATTAGCATAGGTCGTAAATATGCCATGATAAGTAAAACCTCGCTTCCAAATAACGTCCTTATCCTGCCATCCATTCGGGGCGTATTGTATTGGATTTATGGGCGTACCTGATGCAGTTACTACAATTGTGCCTGATGAATTTACGGAATAATAATCATAGTTAGACCCATTGAATGCCCTTAAATAATATTTGAATGTATTTGGCTGCATTATTTAACGTATGATTTAACCCAATGATTGAATGATGAATTATCGTTGATGACGACTGATAGTTTTTTGTCCTCTAAAACCCTTCGTAGCTTTTTATTTTCCTCCAATGTCTGTTCAAAGATTTCCACCATCGCATCTCCGTATTGTTGCGATGTTACCGGTCCTCCTTGACCTAACTTTATCATTGTAGCCTGCTCTACCGACTTCATTAATTGGTCATTCGGGATAACCTTAGACCCTTTTGGTAGATTGATAATTGATTCTTTTGCGGGTGTCAAATACTTTTTACCTGACGGCTCGATTACCAATTCCTGTCCATTCTCAGATACAACGGCCAAACCTCCAGGCGCTGAATTAGTACCCTTTGCGAATTGTGGCAATGGCGCTGCTGCTGCTCTTGCTAAGTTAGCCAACCCGATTGCACCTGTGAAGGCTGCCATTGCATAGTTCGCAGGTGGTGGAAATGACTTTAATGCGTTCACAACTGCAACGGCTGTACCAGTAATGATATTAGCAATATCCGCTGCTTTGTCTGCTTGTGCTTTCTTTCTCGCTGCCTGTATCCTTTGCCTATCAATTTGCTTGCGTTGCGCCTCTGTTTGTGCCTCTAACCTACGTTTATCCGCTTCCTGTTGTGCTTTGGATTTACCGCTTAACTCAATGGCTTTTAGTTCTTTGTCGTATGATGCGCTAAGGGCTTTATCTCGGTTTTCAATCTTTGCTATCTCAGAATCATACATAGCCCCCGCAATCGTTGACCATATCTGAGCGGACATCTGCACAAGTTGTGCAAGGGTTTCTAATCGTTTTACTTGTTTGTCGTATCGTTCCTGATCCGCTTTATCAATGTTATCAAAGAAAGTTTTTTGGTCACGCTCCCATTGGCTGATTAAATCAAGTTCTTGGTCGTATGCCGCCTTATTTCGCCTGTATTTCTCCTTCGCGGCCTTCTCCATTCGGGCGTATAAATCAGCGTCCGCCTTTTCGCTCATTTCGCGCCATTCGCGGTCTAATTGGTTTAAGTCCATGAATTGCTGCTCAAAATCAAAACCGGAATCTTCTGTTTGCCCCGCTGCTGATTGCCCCGTCCTACCGCCTCCGGTTGTACGACCACCGCCTGCACCCGCTGTACCGCCTCGATTTGATAAACTATTTGCAAACTGATTCGCGGTTAATAATAATTGGCGCATCTGTTCCTTAGTTGCATCAATGGCTTTCTGAGTTGCTGTTATTTCATTCTGTACAAGCAAAAGTGGTGAATTCGCAACGGTCTGAACGCCCGAAGGTACACCACCGGAATAAGTACTAACCGTTTGCGGGCCCGCTGCCATGATTTGTTGTTGTTGTTTGCGTAAGTTGTTCAGTTGGTTATACAACGTAGGCAATGAACTTGCAACCTCATCTGCTTGGGCCTGAAATGCTTTGTATATCGAATTGTTTATCAGTGCTTCATTGAGTGCGTTATACGCATCCGCTGCTTTACCTGCCATGATGGCTTCATCTGATAGATTGCCTAAATAGTCCGGGTATTGTTGTTGCAATTTATCCACCGCATCCTTTCGGGCTTGATATGAAGCCGTTACATCTGTTGCTAATGAATACAAAGCCTCCATTTGTGATATTTCCTTTGCCCCTGATTTCAACGCCTCATCAAATGCGTCCTTAACCTCTTTGGTTTTATCTGCCATCATTGCCATTCGACCCGCTACGACGGTAATAACACCGATTGCAATAGTAAGTAAGTTTGTCGCACTAAATATGCTGCTGCCAAATACGCTCAATGCTTTTGATGTGCTACCTGTTTCCGCTTTGACCGCTTTGAATTGGTCAACAAGGATAGGTAAGTTATTGGACAAAGCCAAAATACCTGTACTTGCTGAATAAGTAAACGCCGGCATTTCTCTAAGTACCTGACTAAGTGAATTAGTAGCCGTCGCATAATTACCTACATTCCTTTGGAAACGCCCCGTGTTTGAATCCAATGTTTTCAAGGCGGTATCAACAAGATTGATTCGTTTTGCCAATTCAGCGCCCATTGGTGACTTTCTCAATGCCTCCGACATATTATCCCACTGACCCCTGAGCCTGATTAGTTGGGCGTTCATCTGCTTAACACTACCTTCAGTTGCAAGCATTTCTTTTGCTGCGTTTTTATTGGCCCTTGTGTTTTCTTCAATCTGAACCTTTAACAATGCCAACTCTTTACCCTGTTCAGAATTCGCAAACGCTAATTGTCTTTGTGCCGCTTCTAACTTAGCCGTTTCTGTTGCAGCCTGTTTAATCGTGGCCGTAACTTGTGACATCTTATCAGACCCTTGTAAGGCTGCATTGAACGACTTAACCGCGTTGGCATTGCCTTCAAATCGTTTGAGCAATTCAGATAGACCTTTGTCCATCTTAGCGACTTGGTCAAACGCCTCCTTACTGATTATATCATCAATCCTTTCCGCCATGTCGTTGGTTTAATTCGTTCTCAATATCTTTTTTTACCTGAATCAACACATCATCTGAATGTACTTTATACCACATTTCAAGATTTGCCTTATGCAGAATGCGACGTATTGCCATCATTGACAATACACCGGATGCAACCCCTATGATAAATGCAATTAAATTAGCCATGCTGTAATTTTTTGAGTTGTGCATCACAATACGACTTATACCTGTTGATGTAAATGCAGTATTGTAATACCGATAAATCCTTTTCGGAAATGTTGAACTTGAAGGCTTCGCTCATATCTACCAATGAGCCAATAAAATATTCCCTTGTATATCCACTACTCTTTTCTCCGTCCGATTTGTTGACTGACTCAAATTCCAAAATCAGTTTTTCTAACTTCCTAAAATCGTACTTGTAATTCGCTACAAATATACGCAAGACCTCATTTACATTTGCATAATTGTATGGCTTTTTTGGTAGCTTATATCCGAACTTATACAACTGCTCGTAAAGTCCTTCGGTTGGGTATAGCTTGAATGTTTCAATGATACATTCGGCACTCACTACCCTGTTCTGTGCTATTGCAATTTCCTTTATTTGCCTGATGTGGCGCAACAAATCCTTACCGCCAACCGCTTCAATGTATTGTTCGTAAATGGATTCAAATGCCGTTGCAAGTTCATCGCTTGTTGGCTTACCTGATATGATTAATCCGGTGTAGTTATTATCGCAAATGCAGTCGATGAATACTGACAATGGCACATCGCTAATGCGGTGTAATAATTTCGTATCGCTCGATGCCTCGCTCAATGGTTGTTTGGAGTTCAGCCGCCCGAAATTTACCATCCTCCTCATCGTAATGAATGGCATAGTTAAGACCTGAATCCACCGCACGTTGTTTGGTTGTGTTATAAATTGCATCGTATTGTTGGTTTAATAGCTGCTTTTTTAGTCTACATGGTATGCAGCCGGGGTCAATTAACTGCGTCATAATCCGGTTTCTTTTTTGATGTAGTCCACAAGTCCGGGATTGATTATCTCATACTTCACGTCATCCTTACTATCTGTCGTTAATCCGAATATCTCATTACCATATTTCTTTTTCAAATCAGGCGTTTTGCTATCCGTTGAGGTGATTTCATAAAGGTTCGTGCTTTGTATGTTCAACTTCATGGCCTGATGAAAACTGCCTGTATCATAAAGGTCAGGATTTCCATAACCAGGCACAGGATTACGCCTGTTTTTCTTTGCTGCGTACTGAGGAGAAGCGTACTTCTTTAATCGTTTTTTCTCTTTATTAAAGCCGTCCATTAACTGCTCGCGGTTCTTGTCTATAATATCCTCCTTGCGTTCAGCTACAATACTAATCGCTGCACGTTTGACATCTAATTTAGACCACCTCCGTTTGAGTTCATGTAAAGTCATTGTATGAGAAAAGGAAGGGGTTAAACCCCCTCCTCTGTTTTTTCATCTTCCTTTTTTGGATGGGTTTTATCCCACAACAATTCCAACGTCTGTGAAGCTACGCCCTCATTTGCTGGGTGCTTCATAAACTTTTCTTTGCTGCGAAATTTAGCAACCCAATCAAGGTTAAAGGAAACTTTGTTAATTCTGATAGTGTCCATGATTATGATCTTGGAGTTGTGATAGAAGCGCCTGCATGCCCTAATACACCGGCTGTTACTAAATCCGATACGTCACCAATTGTGATTTTGATTAAACCACCAGCAGAGGCCGGGAAATCAGGATCAGCGGAATCCAATTGCACATTAAACGTCTTAGTTGCACCGGCATAGGTAACAGATGTTACGGTAATCGCTGCTCCTGTTGCTACGTTTATAGCTCTGTACAATGATGCCGTTGCAAGTTCAGTCGAATAAGTATCTGCAAGATTGGTCGCACCGCATCCATCATTAATTTGCAATTTAACCAAACCGCCTGATGTCATCGCAGTATGTACAACGATTTCCGTATCAATCAGTGAGTTCAATTCATAGAGCAAGTCAACAGATTTATCAAAGGATACGATACCCCATGATGTGTTAAACTCGTCTGGATTCTGCATGGCAAAAGTCACATAGAACTTAGAATCTGCAGCCCCGGTATTGAGTTTGAAATTCGGCACGTCAATCATTTCCAACGTGAAGCCCTTGAACTTGTTGTCAGCGGTTTTAACGCCCAACAATACTTTGTTTTGGGTATCCACATAGATAACATCGTACAGGTCCTGTTTGTTGTCCAATGAACTGATTTTTTGATGCAGACATGCACCGCCCTTGATGTACTCAAAGGTATAGGCATATTTTCCATTTCGGATTTTACGATTACCACCGTAAGGAGTGGCCTCGTAAACCCCTTCAGATGATTTATCTTCCATGCCTACGAATGTTTTGATGAGTTGGAAGCGGTCCGCTTGTGCGTCCTCTGCTAACCCATCCTGAACGGTTGTGAGCATGTCGGATATTTGAGCGGTCGAAAACTCATAACCTCTCGGTACAAGTAACGCGCCCTCAATGAGTCCGGGCGTATAGTGGCATGAAGTGAATCCTGTGTTTGATACACTTGCTATGCAGCTAAACGCATTTAATGAATTTGGCATAATTATTTATTTAATTGATTTTGTAAATGATTGTTGAATTGAGTGTTTTGTTTGAAACCCTTATCTTTTGTTTGTATGACTGAAAGCTACCTGAACGGCTTACCATGTATTCATTATCTACATCCGCCAGCGACTTGACATAACCATTGATGTCATGCGAGTATCCTGGGTCCACATCATCATTGGCTAAGTAATCGAATCCGGTTAAGTTGTACTCACTTGATTCGACATTGCTTATGGCTGTGAACTTCGGCACTGATAACGTAATTGGTGTTAACTCATAGGCGTTTGACATCGCAGCTACAACCTTACCAGATTGCACCTTGAACCAAAAACCCAAGCGAGCATCAGTTGTTACACCGTCCTGAATCTTGATGTACCCTGAGTATTCACCATCTGCATAAGCTGCAACGCTAAACGTGTAAGGTTCAACGCCTGCATAGGCTGTTATGTCGGTTGCAAATGAACCGTTGCCCTTATCGAGCAGATAATATATGTCCGTTGCTACATTGCCCACATCAACCACTTCACCGTCAAACTCAAGTGTTATCTCATCACCCGAATACGTCACATCAATGTGAGTAACGGCCGAGTAAAACAACAACTGCGGGATTGATGGCAATACCCATGATTGAAGTTCGCACATATTCGGTAGTACTGATAACTCAAGGTCTTTAATCCAAATGCCATCCACTACATCGGGCAATGTGTATGCAATCTTTGAATTGCCTGATTCTTCGCCCATGTGCAAATCATCTACCTTTACATGTGGCGCACCGCTACGGTGATACTTCCTAAAGTAATTGCTCGATTCAACAACGGCCATAAATTCCGCGTAAATCGGGTAAAGGATAGGCAAGTAGTTTTGCGTGTAACGGTCCTCACTATAAAGCGATGGTTCACTTTCGGTGCAAATCAGGAATGTCAATGATACATCAAACGAATCCTTGCCGCTTACCTTTCTTTCGTCAAATGAATAAATCAGGGCAATAAGTGGATATTTCACCTCCTTATTACCTTCTGATTTATCTTTTGATGCAAGACGCTGACGGATGTGATTATATGACCCATACAAGAACTGCACATCACGACCCAATTCAGCGCGAAGGTTCACGCTAACCTTATCTACTATCTTGTCAAATAGCGATGGGATTGAAACGGGTAATTGTGTGTAAGTGTGAGCCATTATACTCCGATGTAGTTTTGTTTAGTAAAGAACCTTTCATGTTGATTGCCTGTAAAGCCTGCATAATCAGGATAGTCCGCTTTGTTTTGGTAAATAAAATCATCAAGGATTCTATTTAACTCTACCATGCGATTCCATGCCCTTACCGATGTCTTTACGATACTAACAGGTGTCGCATTCTCAGGAAGTAGGCGAATAACGCCCACCCCTGAATTATGCGACTTTAAGCCGGTTAGGATTTTCGTAAATACATAGTTAGCAATCGGGCTTTCTTTCTCCGAATTAGCTAAACCGCGCCACTTGTTTAACAACCCATTTGAATCGGTGAATTCAGCGCCCTTCCAGATGTCATACCAAATGCCGGACGTTGGGTTTGATGCAATGGCAGCAGTTAAATCCTTTGCCATTTTATAACCTAAGAAGTCCACAAGGTAGTTATCTTCATGAATCGCTGTCATCTCGATATAGTACTGACCCTCAGACTTTGAATCATCTGTGTTCGGTAGTGCATTATCTCCGACAAAATATGAGTTGTTAATTATCGTAGCCATTCGGTTTTACTTTTTTACATGCCCTTTTGCAATCAGTGTAGCAGCAGTTTCAGCCTCAAGAGTATAGGTCTTACCCTCTTTGTACTTTGCCTTTCGGCCTGTACCTGTGACGGTAACGAATCCCGGTTGCGGTGTTGCTGCTTCCTGTTTTACAGGCTCTTGTGTGTGTGTTGCTTTCGCCATACTATTTAAGATTAAGGAGTTTCAAGGGCTGCAATAGCGTTAGTGATGTTTGAAGAGTAAACAATAGCGGTCTTGTCGTTTTCTTTCACATAGTGAACCGCGCGCATTTCACCCAAAATGGTCACTTGGTTCTTCGTGAAGTTATCGCTGTTCAGACCAACGCTGATGTTGAACTCTTCGCGGATACCCAATGTACATTTCGATGGGTCAAGGATGTAGGCTTCATTAGCAGTTACGCCATTGTTTTCAACAACCAATACACCGGCAGATGTCATAAGACCGCCAGGCATATCGGTAGCATAACGACCATTACTATCTTTCACCATACGGAGCAGCGCAACATCATTTGGGTTCATCAATGCAACCGTTGCATTGTGGTTCGCTTTTGCTACTTGCGCTTTTGCAGTCACAAGGAAGTCAAAGATATTTGCATTCTCAATCAAATCGGTAAAGCCGGTTGTTGCATATGCAGTTGCATAGGTTTCAATTCCCTTTAAATTCGGGCTTGTGCCGTCACCTGTCAGAATTTGGCTATCCAATTCCAATTCAACTAATTCACGCAATTCATCATTGATGATTGACTGCAAGTAAGGCAAGTCAGCTAATGCCTGCTTTGTAACGGTCACAAATGATGCAACGGTTTCAACAGGTAATTTGCGCTCTACCAAATTGAAGTCAGCCTGTGACTTAGCACTTCCTTCTGTTTGCATTCCAGCACCACCCTCATTAGTCGCTTTATCAAACCAACTTATGTATTGGTCTGCGATTGGACGCGTACGAATCAACTCACGCAAGAACGGGGAACGTCGTGCGAATTGACCAACTGCAGGGTCCCATGCAGAAATTCCAACATAACCACCTGAGTAGTTAGCTGAACTCATGTTAGCAACTGCTTTGTTGGTAATGGCCATTTCGATTGATTGACCGGGCTTCCAATTCTTCAGCAATTCAATGTGCTGATTCAGTTGTTTGCTTACTTGGTCCGCAAATGTCGGCTCCTTGTAGTCGCGCTGCTTCATAGCTTGCAACTCTTCAATGGCGATGCCTTGCTCTTTCAATGTAGCGGTTAAAGATTCCTGAACTGCTTTAGTTTCAGTTTTTATTGATTCATTCAGGGCTTCCATCTTTTGGGCGAATTCCTGATTATTAATCATACCGTTTAATTTGTCGGTGACAAACTTTTGCGCCTGACCTGTGATTTCAGAAATCAGGGCTTTTTCTTGTTCGTTAAATTCCATGACTTTGGATTTTTTGTTTGTGTTAGTTAAAAAAATTGTGCTTCAGGAGCCTTGAGTAGTCAACCCGATTGGTATTTACCGGATCGGTTTTTTCTGAATTGTCATCTACGGATTCAGGATATGTTATCGGGGTTGCATCATTACTTCCAAATGGAACCATGCTACCCTCTTTAATTATTTTAGCCTCTTCGATACCCCACAAGTAACCTGCTTCATCAACGGCTTCCTTGTTTACAATATCGGGGTAAACAGAATCGAAGTATATCTTATTCTCGGCATATTCTTTCTCATTTGAGTTAATGCCTAATCGAAGTTTAACGTACTGCATACGAACGCTGTTCTGTATCGGACGTTTTTCCTCAATGATTCTCTTTGCAGTTTCATTTACTATCTTATCCAACTCAATCTCATAAACCAATGCCTCAGTTGAACCATCGTAGTTTTTGCCTAAGAATGCCCATGATACAACCCTCACCATTGGCTTCACATCATTAGGCCATGCAATTATACTTGTAGTCTTTAGTTCATGGTCCATAACGTAGAACAACTTACCATCCTGCTCACTTACCGACTTCGCCCAAATACCCGGACGGTGAACGTCACCATGGGAGTCATAGTAATTGATTGTATTGATAACAGGATAAACCGAGCCGGACTTCATCGGGAACGGTTGCCCTTTTTGGCTTACCGTATCTTTTGTGAGTTCAAATGGTGCAAATTGACCCTTACTCTTCGATTCGTAAATCGCGGCTTTCTTTATCGCTATCAATTTCGACTCGTTGGCCTTCAACTCCTTGAATAGTTGCGCCTTGTCTGTGAATGTTTTGTTCAGTTCCGGGATAAATATTTTCATTTTCCTTGAGTATTTCTTTGTCAATTTTGGCACGTTTAAGGCGTATCACCCGCTCCGCTTCCTGTTTGGTTAGTATTTTCATAAACTTCGCTCATTTGGTATTTGTATCTGTTACCGTCTGCGATTGGCTTTTGACCAATCATTTCAAGCAACTGATTAAATGTTATTGCATTCAGGTTGAACTGCATTTCAGCGGCCTCAGTGATTGCCTTCATGCCTCTTCCTTTCTCTTCATTGCTTTCTTGCATGACTTCTAAGTGGTCGTAATTCTTTTGAATCAATACTTTTGACGTATCCACTGCCAGCAACTCCATTAATTGCATGCAATATGATTCAGCCATAGGTATGACCGTATCCTGATACAATGACTTCCATGCTGTATTCTGATTATTAAACGTGCTTCCTTCCAGTTGCAACAAGTCTTTCGGGTAGCCCAACCCGGTTGCAATGTCAAACACAGCGCGCTTGTAGGTTTCATTAAGCCCTAACTCAGTCGCATTGAATGACATTGACTGCCATTGGAGCGCTGCATCGGTAATGATGATTTGGCTTTGGTCTGGCTGGAAACCGTATGCGTTTTTGAAGTCGCGTTGGATTTCATCTCTTGACTCAGGTGACATCGGCTCGCGGTCAAGTTCACCTGCTGCTGTGTTGGCAAGTATCCCACGCGGACCTCTATGGGTCATCATTTCGTTTTCCGCATTGTAATACGAAATCAGAATAGATATTGGCTTGCTTAGTGGCCCTAATGGTGATTCAGGTAAATAAAAGTTATCAGTCGGTAATGTATTTGCGGTAAAGAAATAGACCTTATCAGGGTTGATAACGGTTTCATATTGCCCGTATTTAAACGTAAATCGGTCTATCCAATCGCTGTTCTTCCTTACGTCATACGGATTCTGTCGGTCATCAATGACTATATCACAGAACTGAGGAGGCAATACCCACATCTCAGTCGGTGGAAACCCAATCGGCCCCTTGAAGATAACAGGGCAATACCCATAAGCACGGGTATAACCTACGACTTGGGCCTCAAATTGCGCCTGTGTTTGTAGCGTGTTTGGTTTCTTGATGATGCCTTCGATGTCGGTATAGGCACCACGCACAGCCTTACCCGATTGCGGATTAACCACTTCGGTAATACCATTGCCAAACGCTTCAACTTCTTTATTGATGATTGTGGATACAACAGGGCATTCTTTTAATGCCTTTAGCACTCCATCCGGTGTGCCTGTTTTCTCCCATTTTATGGAACCGTTCAGCCAAAAGAACTCATAAGGCTTTGATATATCAATAACCCTGTTTTGCTGCTTTACAGCGTCTTTCTTTTTGAACAGATTTGAAAAAAAATTAGCCAATATCCACTTGTTTAAATGGTTATTGGCTTCTAATTACTGAGCCTTTTTTTTTATCAGTATGTTTTGTTTGTGTAACCCTTGCAGGACTTACACCTGATACTGATTTTTGAGCCTTTAGCGAATTTGCCCTTCATTAGCAATTTATCACAGACCTTGCCTTTTAGCTTACCTTCTGTGATCGTGTGCTTACAACGGATTTCATCCAATACAGCATTATCGCTATTAGTCACGATGTAAAATTAAACAATTTGTTTTGAATTATGCAAGAAATTTATTTTTTTATAAACGTAATCTTCATATAATGCCCATTATCTGCATATTTGATCCGGTAAACATCCGAGTACGTCGTTAGTATCCAATGCTTCACCTTCTCATTGCACACCAACAATACCTCACACTCATTGCCAAATCCCGACTGCTCGAATTCATGCAACTTCGCCCATACCTTATCGCGGGCGTATTGTTCGTAAAATAACGTCCTTGCTTGCTCTATTTGCATTCGGGATAAATATACAATGCGTTACCGGTTGTATCCATTCGCCAAAAAATCAAGGTTTGATTGTATGTTACCAATTCAGCAGGTGTAAGCCGTTTCTGTTCAGTGATGATATTCCCATCCTTAACGGCTTTGCATGTGTATTTAGAGCCTTTGTTGCAGGCAAATAGAGTGATAGCCCCTATATATAGAAGGTATTTCATGCTGTAAATATACACTATTTTCTATTTCTATAAGAAAATATTGCATACCTTATAGCATCCATAGCATGATTAAATGCATCTATCGGTTTGTTTGTTGGTTGGCCGTCAACTTCGATAAACCTATACTTCTTTTCCTCCTCAGCTATGTTCTTCGATGTTCTTGTGTATGCCACCCGCTTTTGTTTAACATGCAATATTCCTGGCATTATTTCCTTTTTTTCGGCCATGACAGCGGATACCTTTAGCCGCCTAAGTTGTAACACATACTCTTTATCATGGTCACAATACATTGATTGCCCTGATTTATAGCCGTTCTCCAATGCATGCTCATGTATAGCTGCCGGGCTTAATCCGGTAATGTATGCGCACTCATGTATGATATAATCATACTCATTTCCCGGCCTCATTACATAAACCTTCACAAGTGCCGTCGGGTCATTGGTATAACCGAAATCACAACCCCAAATCACATTGGATACGTCCTCCATGCGGACTGAATCCACAACCCCGAAATGATATACTGCGCCTGACAAACGACCGGTTAATCCCCTTGCATAAACCTTCCATAATTCCGGGTCCTGTATCCGCTCGATTGACTCCCTAATATCCTGTGGAAGATATGAGTTATGAACATGCCATGAACGCATTACCTTAACCGATGGGTATTCGGTTTTGTTTTCGATTATCCGCTCATGAACCCAAAAACGAAATGAAGGGTTATAGTCTAAATAGGTCCTTACATAGGTCCTCATGTTGGCCTCAAAGAATAGCATATAGTCCACCCTTGTAGCTTCGTTTAAGTACAGGATATGGCGCTTACCCCCTTTGGCCTGCTCTGAACTCTCAAATGATTTGAATTCAATGATTGAGCCGTTTTTGAATGTATAAACCCTGTCTGATTTATTGAAGTCCTTAACCGATCGCTTCACTAATGGGTTATTGCTGACTAATTCAGCCATAATACGCATCGTATCCTCCTTTAATTTCGGAACCGTATTACTAACAACCGTTATAACATAGTTAGGCGCTGCCATTGCAATTGTGACCAGAACTTGCATAATGCAATATGATTTTCCTGACGATGTACCGCCCTGATTGACTACTATCCGCTCCGTTGCAAACAGATTCGCATAGTACAGCGGGTCCGGCTCCTTAACAAATGGGCTATGTATCTGAACCATCCGTATTACTTGGGAACTCTAATTTGACACCCACAGGTGCAATGATACTCAAATGTGCCATTGCATTACCATCCGGGTCCGTTTGCGCTACTTTAGCTGGTGCGTAATCTCCGTCAATCTTAGCAAGATAATCCAATGCCTTCAATTGGTCTGATGGACTCGGAACTAATATCTGGCCTTCGATACGTTTTGCCTTACCCATTGCAATACCTTCTGCTATTTTCATGCGGTCCAATTTTGTCAATTGAAGCGTTTTTAGCTTATCCAACTCGTTTGCAATGGTTTGTACCTCTTTGGCTTCTTTGATGGCTTGTTGGGCTTCCCTGTGGCGCTCATTGGCCGTTTTCCAATACTTGTCGAACGTTTGGCGTGTAGACGCAAATTTAGGCAAAAATACGCTTAGAACGTCTTTATGGTTAACATTACCTTTTTCAAGTTCAGATATGATGAAGTCGATGTGAATTTGCTTATTTTGCTTCATAAATTATATATTATCAAATTCATTTTCAATATAACTTAAATCTAATTCAGGATAGTTTGATTTTATATTCTTTGGATTGCCTTTGTAGTGCCTTCTTCTGTCACAGATATTGATTCAATTGCACCAACCTTTTCAACTGACTTTGATAACAGCTCCATGCCCGCATCAGTATGTCTGTTTGTATTCCGGCCTGATGGCTTAATCTTTATTGCCATAACTAAAAATTTAGTTCAAAGATATGGTTTTTGGGGGAATTAATTAGAATATGGTTATATTTGCTCAGTTCTTTTCCTCATAACCCCTTTTGTTTTAAAAAATAGAGATAGCTCCATATTTGGGGCTATTTTTATTTAACCAAATCAAGTTTTCTTTTCTTCATTGGTTTACTTTTTATTGTTAATCAATATCCTAATTTCCTCCACCGCCTTTTCAAGTGCTTCAAGTCGCTGCTCGATTGGGTCTGATTCCTCCGCTTCAAAGAACCATGAAACGGGGTGATGTGGGATTTTTTCACAGACATAACTTCCTACCCAGCTACCACCAATGCAGGTATAATATTGCCCGCCCCCGATTGGGAACAATCCTTCATTCGTCTGCTCGCACAAGTCCTTTATCATCTCAATATCCTGACTTGAGCCGTTGTTATACGCGGCCACTTTTTCATCAAGCCATAGTTGTAATCGTTGTTTGTTTAGTTGCATTGTGTTTGTTTTAGTTTTGGGTGTTTATTTGTGTGACCATTTTCCTGAATTCGGGAAGATGGTTTGAATAGACGCAATGTTGTGCGTATAGCGGAGAGTTGTAGGCAATACTACCAGACGTTCCTAATTGAACCATTCTATTGTAGTTTTACCATTAAATCCTTTTTGCCAGACAAACCAAGCATAAGCAACAGCCGAACCACCGCCCTCTTTCATCCCTTTAAAATCTGCATTTTTAGCACATAACAAACGACTACTTGAAACATAAACGGTTTTAGGTGGGTACTTTGCAAATAATTGTTTTCTTGCTTTGCCTTCTAAAAATTGTATTTTCAAAAACATTGCTACTTTGTTTCCTTCGTTAATTACTTCCATACTCTTTTCAATAAATTCCTTTGCAAATTTGTATGGTGGGTTCGTGATTATATCACCGTGCCAAGTCTTATCGTATTGCAAAAAATCAATAGGGTTCATTCCATATCCTCTATCAATTAAATCACTACTATAAACTTGATAGCCTTGTTTAATTAGTTCCTTTGATAAATGACCTTCACCACAAGCATTTTCCCAAATCCACTCATTAAATGTTTCTAATTGACAAAGTAATTCAACAGCCTTTGGTTCAGTTGCATAATAGTCATTTTCTTCACGTTCCTTTTCGGTGTGATTTGATGCACCCAAAGTTTTATAAATACTGTTTTTATTGCCAGTCCAATCTTGATTACCCGTACTGCCTACAACATCGGTTTGGCAAAATGGGGGATTTTGTTCTTCTATCATCATTTTATTTTTTATTAAACATTAGTAATTCTAATCGGCTTTTGTGGGTTAAATTCCCCCACTTCGCCAAGCCGTAGGCGTTATGCGTCACCTTTAAGACGCTCCGAAACATAATCCTTTACCATTTTTTTAATCGGTTCGACAAATTCGACACGAACACGAAAAGCAATTGTTTTAGTTTCATAGTTTGCTTTTTTGCGACCAGACCCGACACGCTTACCGCCTTGTTTTCTTTCTTTCATAATTACGCCATTTGATAAGCGTTTACCCACTCAATTACATATCCAAGAGATTTGATCATTTCTAAATCTCTATTATCTAATGTTTTCTTTCTTGTTAAATTAGCAAGTGTTTTAGAAGTTTCACAGGCTGGATAAATCATTTCATTTCCGTAAACTGATTTAATTTGAAGTTTGATAGAAGTTGTCATTTTGTTTTATTTTAAATTGTTTTTTGCTTTATTGCTGATACAAATATACAACCTATTTTGATAACTGCAAACTTTTTTCAAAGTATTTTTCATTTATTTTTCAAATATTTTCTAACTATCTGAAAATCAATACGAATAAATAAGGCGAACGCATAACAAAGTATTGGCAAAAAAGCGGGTTTAGTGCTTCGTATGAAAATTTGTAGTAGGTTCAGCAGTTGTACTTCGTATCAAGTTCGGTGGTAAAAGTCCGCTTCTTCGCCAATACTCGACCGTTATCGGTCATGCCTACCATCATTCTAAAATGGAAGGTCGTCACCAGTTTCCTTTTTGGAAAGAACTCGTTTTATCCTATTGGGCTGCCAGTATCTTATCTGCATCCATAACCAGTAAC